CAAGTTCTGTGTTTGTAAGGGGCGATCCTTTGCCCGACCTTGTTACTATCGTAGACATTGGGTAGCCCCTCTCAAATTAGGATGCAGTTAAAGTAATAGTCCAAGTTACTGACATAGTATCGTCAGCGGCTTTATTCACTACAGCAAATACAGTACGGCAAAGCATAGTTCCACTAGAGGAAGCATTAAATATGCCAGCTTCTGTAACTGCGCCAGTTGCTTCTCCTGCCTCAAAAGACGATACATATGCAATCGTATTTGATGAAGGCGTAGAACTGTCTAACGCTTCTCTAGAGCCTAGAATAGACACTAGGTCGGTTTGACCAGCAGCAGCCGCAGTAGTGCCAGAACCTAAAGCCATATGAGACATAACGCTATCACTAGCATTGGCCATACGCGCACAAATATAGGTTAATCCAGCCGTGACAATTAAGTTTTTAATGTTGCGCTCTTCTTTAACATTGCCATTCTTGTCTTTTACAACAATTGCAACATCACCACGCAGTTTTAAGCCTTCGTTTAACATAGTACACCTCTAAAATGATCGGCTATAACCGACATAATCCTCTAAAAAATATCCCACTTCTACATAGCCTTGGCTTAGAAGTGAGCCTGTATCTGTTGCTCCAAGTGTATCATCAATTACTTTGCCTTGCGTTGAAAGCGTCAAATCTGTCAAATTTGCTGCATTAGATCTAGATTTAACAAAAGACATGTCCTGATCATCGTTTGCTGTTGCTTCTCCGTCTAAATCATCTGTAACGCCTAAACCTTCAGTAATAAACTTACTAAAGCTCATATTTCTTTCGTCAGACCAAGATCCAGCGTCTGAATAATATTGGGCAGTTAACTTTAAAAAGACAATAACATCTGTAAAGCTTGATGTTTCAGAAAAAGCTTTACTAAAATCTTTATAGCTAAAATCACTAGAAGATAAAGAGTCGTTAAACGGTTTGCTGTAATTTACATCAAAATTGTCGCTAGATGATACAGAATCTTGTTGCCCTTTAGCAAATGAAGCTATAAAAGAATCAGTTAATAATCCAATGTCATAATACAATTTAGATCTTAATATCTGAAATACTTCAGTAAACCCTGCTGTATCAACTAAAGTTTTAGCTAACTGCCTATAAGTTATGTCGCTAGAAGACATATTATCAATAGTTGTTTTAGTAAAATTAACGTCAGCATTATCATTAGATGACAAAGAATCTTGATTAGACTTGCCAACTAAAGATGCCGAAGCATCAGAAACAGACCCTGAATCAAAAAAACTTCTAACAGTTACCCTTAATATTAATATTACATCAGAAAAACTTGCGGCTTCAGAAAGAACTTTGCCATTAAATAACTGTTGAGTGTCTGATGCTGTGTAGCTATCCAATACACTTTTACTGTAATTTAGCAATGCTTGATCTTGGCTTATACCTTGATTATTAAATGTCTTAGCAAATGCAATTAACTGGTCGTCCGACATCAATATAGAGTCAGTAAAAGAGCGCGCTAAAATATCAAGAAACTGCCCTACAGAAACCATTGCAATTGCGCTTTTATAAGCTATAGATGCTACTGCTTTCTTATAACCTATAAGCGCAATGGCTTTTTTAAATGCAATAGTTGCCTTGCTCATTAAAAATCAGCTCGCAAATAAAACTCTAATATTTCAAATATTGTCTCAACATTACCGTTTGGGTGAGTTATTTCAATTTCGCCTTGATAATAACCTTCAGCAATATTTAATTGACTTCCTGTAAACGAAAAGACAACAGTTCCGGCAGAAAAGTCTCCTGCTCCAGCTAACGTAAACAATACTGTAGTGGTATCTTTAGCCCTAAACTTTAAAGCGCAACTGCCACCGGAAAAGTTAATAACGCTGCCGTCATCATCTCTGGTCAAAACAGCTTGAATTTGCGGGGCTTGATCACCCTTTACTAGTTGATAAATTCTCATACATTACTCCGGCTTTGTGAGCCACATTGTATCACCTAACTAAAAATATATTGAATTACTGTTCAAATGTAACTGCGGCAACTGCGCCTTCAGTAACGTAAAGTCCATAACTACCCCAAAATGCAGTATAACTACTAGAATTTGACCTAATCCAAAGCTCAACGGTATCGCCAGCATCTAAGTTGCTTACAAGCTTTGTAAATTCTGAATAACCTGTTCCAGATTTGCTTGATGTGCTTGAGTATCCAGATCCATTTACATAAATTTTACCATACGCAGTAGTAGAGCTATTTCCTCCAGCAATTGTAAATTTAGCATTTACGCTACCTTCAACTCCAACGGTAATTTCAGCCACCTTAACAAAACTAGAAAAGTTAGTTTGACCGCCTTTAGTGGTTACTGCTAAAACTTCATTTCCAGCTTCAACTATTCTAGTCTGCCCTTCAATAATTAATTGAGTTCCAGTCCAGCGAAGATTTGCGCCGTTAGGGTTGCCAATACTAAATTTAGGAGTTCCTGCAACATCACCCAAAAAGAATCCAGTGCCTGTATTAAATGCTGTCTGGCCTGACCTTATATCGCCTCCGGTAGCAAGTTGAATGTCTCCAATTGTTCCGCTTGCAGCAGTTAATGTGCCTCTAAATACAGCATCATTAAACTCAGCATCACCACCTTTGTCTATTTTCCACCCAGCAAGACCTGCGTTATAAGCAGTTGATTGTATTGCTCCACTTATCTTTGCGTTAGTAACTCCACCGTCACCAATAATAAGGCTTTTTTCAGTTCCTGAAGTCGCTACACTTAACCCTACACCGTCAATTCTTACTCTGTCTGCTTCTATTATGCCTGTTTTTATTTTATCGCCATCAATCGTAGTTGTGCTTGCGGCAAGACCTGTATTGAAATTAGTAAACGTAACTAATCCATCAAAATTATGAGCTACAAACGCCGAACTAAATGTTATTGCAGGTTGGCTTTGATCGTAAGTAGATTCAATAACCTTAAAGCTACTTGCCCAATATTTACCGTCACTGCTTGTAACAGGTAGGGGGTTAACTTGCCAAGTAGAAGTAAGATTACTAAAAGTATTATTATCATAATCGTAATCAGTTGCTGTTGGAGCAGATGGCTCTGCATCTTGAGGAAGTATTAGATAAACGTAACCATGATTTTCTCTAGGCGTTAAAGTTGCTGCATTTGTAGTTGCACTTACTTCGGCTGTATATTCTGGATTACCATTAGAATCAACAGATTTATTTCCACTGTAATCTACAGATCGAAGCTTATAAAAATAATCTTCATTGTTAACAAGAGATCCGTTAACAAAAGACCCTGCAATGCCAAAACCGCCTGACACGCTTGCAATAGCAGCAAAAGTTCCGCCAGAAGTTGCTGACCTATAAATTTCTACGTTAGAAAAGTCTTTATCTGAAGGGTTTACCCATGCAAGAGTAATTGACCCTTGACCTCCCGTTGCCGTAACCGATGAAGGTAAAGCTGGAGCAGTAGTATCTCCTGCACTTGCAGCGTTTACTGACAAAGAAGAACTTTTAACGCCAAGAGAATTAACAGAATAAACATTAATGTTATAAGTAACGCCAGATTCAAGATTCCCAATGTCAAATTTTAAACCGGATACAGAAACTGATTGATACAAAGACGCGGCTTCGCTACTCTTTTTCCACTCTACAATGTACGAATCAACAAATGAATCTAATGCGGCAAGCCAAGTAAGCTGAATAATAGGAAATGTAGTCCCGTCATCGTCAATGTAAGTTCCACTAGCAGATTGCAAACTTCTTGGAGCGCCTACTTCAAAAGGGTCTGGAAGTGCAGATTGGGGATACGTTATTTCTTGAGCAGCAAGATCATAAGTATAAATAGTTGAATCATATTGAAGCAAAGAAACAGAGCAAGTACCGTCATAATTAAGAGTTATGTCTTCAACCTGAAAAGGTTGCGCTACCCAAGAAGGAGTTGGGTGAGTAACAGTTACTACGTCACCTACAGATAGCTGCAAAGCCTCACTTGTAGCCTTAAAGTTGCATCTTAAAGAGCTTCTAGACCGCTTTAAAATTACTCTTGCCAAATCTCTAGCAGCATAATAGTTAGTGATAGTCTCAAGCTCTAAATTGCTAACTAGCAAAGTTCCGTTATCTTCACTAAGAAACGCAGTCTCTTCACTAGATCCAGATTCAGGCCATACCACTTGGTCGGGTTGATAATCTACAGCGGGGTTAGCAAATTTAGCAATAACCCTATTAAACTTGTTTTCTTTTGACTCACCTTCAATTGAAATGCCGCCAACAATAGTATTTGTATCAAACGCAAAACTAGATGATTTTGACTTATCAATTAACAAGCCATATTTTCCTTGCGTGTAAGGCAAAAATCCACGGCAACCCATTAACAATTTTTCTATATTAGAAAACAATGTTTCGTCTGTCTGCAAAACAGCATTAGTCTCAAATATCTTACCTGATGGTGCGCCAACGTAGAAAACAACGCTTTCATCGCAATCTGTAGCGGCTGATCCAAACGCAGCATCATCAATAGCTATTGCAGGTATTCCTTTACCAAACCTTTCGTTAGTCAAATAATCGCGAAGGCAAAGCGATGGATTATTGGAAAATGTCCACGTTGATGGATTAGCAAATCTTTGAGTAGACACTCCGCCAGAAACATACCCATCAGAAGTGCTATCTTCTCTTGGATCGTAAACTTTTCTTCCGCTTACAAGCGCAGTAATTTCTGGAATTCCTTGAAATATATCTCTATTCCATTTTAACTTAATTGCTAGATAAGCAACTCCACTTAACGTGTGAGTAGAATCCCAGTCAGAGTTGGCTTCAGTCAACAAATCATCGTAAGCTTGATCGTCAGCGCCAGTGTGAACATTTACTGTGTATAACCCTGTATATTTAGAATCTGTAATTGGAACGTCATCAAGATGGATATCTGTAATAGCATTAACTTCACCCTCTGACAGCACTAAAGCAATATAAAGAAATTCATTTTTGTCGCCACCTGAAACATCTTTAGTCGATACAAATACTCTTACACCGCCAACTCGCCTTTGGCCATAAATAACGGGAATAGGTTCAATGTTTGATTCTTTGTTGAAAAGAACGCCAGCCATATCGTTGGCAGCTTTCATTGCCTTCTTCATGGCTTGCGTAGTCATTACATAAGAAACAGCAACTGACGCGACAATTACTGCACCAATAAAAAAAGCCATTATTTACGACCCCATTTTAAATTCTTAATTGTTTTAGCAGAAAATTCAAATCCTTTATCGTTAGGAAAATGAATTGACTGAGAGTTTTGATTAGTCCTTCTGCCTACTTCTTTCTCAAAATCTTTCCAGTGAGAAGCAAGCTTAACGGTAACAGTGCTAGATTCTCTGCCGTCTTGAATGTTATACCCAGTCATTAACCCATCAAATACCAATATAGGCGATCCTATAATTGCATCAGAATCGTTTACAACAGCCCTGTAAATCTTAGCTGTTCGGTCAATATAATTTTGGGCTAAAAAGATATTTACATATTCTTGACTAACTCCAGACAAAGTAACATCAATGCTGTTAACTCTTAAATCAGCAGTTTCTGTAATATCTCCAGAACCTAAAAAATGCGAGCTACTGACCCAAGTTTGACCAGAAATAGATAAATCTCTATTCCAGTCTGTAAGATAAATTGTAGTAGCAAGGTCAAATTGAATTAAAGTAGCAAGATTAAAATCATCTTTTTCTAGTTCGGCAATAGTTGCTGCGCTTATTGATCTTGTCATTAAACTGCCTCTATGAAATCAACTTCGTAATCTAACAGCGATGCAGAAGTCAAAGAATAACTTTGCACATCATTATTTAAACGAACAGTAAATGGCACACTATCGTATGTCATAACCAAGTCGTTAGTTAACGCAACTACTAACGCGGGTTGAATTGCCAAAGCGCCAGCACCTGAACGATCTGAGGTAATCATATAGACTTTAGTGTGGTTAGAGAACTTAACCATATCGCCCGCTTTTAGAACGCCAGTAAAACCGTCAACATTAACGGATGTGGCTCCTATCACCGCAGCACCATTAGATCTTGCAGTACCTGAAGCAGTGCCAGTCTTTGCGCTTATCTCTGGCAATACAACAGAGAATGTCTCTGCCATACCCCTCTGAGCCATAACAAAAGCCATAACTGGAGCAAACTCCGCACGACTAAGCCTAGAGTATTGCGCTGAGAACTCAAACCGCTGTCCGCCAATGTTTCTGACTTGAGTACGGCCTGAAACGCTTTCGCTAGATAAGTTGTAGTTTTGACTGTTAAAGCCAATAGATGCAAATACGGGTGATGCTGGGTATGTTCCACTCATGTTAAGGACGCTCTTCCGCGATTGTTAACCGCTTGGTTAATCATAGAAACAATTTGACCTCTGCGGGAGTTAAGTAGTCTATCAAATCCAGCAGTGTCATTAGCCTGTATGCTAAAGTTTACACTAACATTGGTTTCAGATTGACCACTTTCTGATCCAACAGCTTTCTTTAGGTTCTCGTTAGTAGCAATACGGCCTGAACCGCCCATAGTCAGAAGCTCTGGCCCACGCTCACCAACAAGGTAAGACTCACCGCCACGAACTTGACCACCTAATGCTCGACCACCAGCAATAGCAGTTCCTGCAACAAGACCAGCAGATGCGTAACCCATAGCTCTAATTCCAGCAGCAGAAGCAAGATAACCAGCAATTCCTCCCAAAGTAGCAGCTTGAGCAGCCGCAGCAGCAGCAGCAACCTC